TGTTGCGCCTAGCAATTACTTCAGGCGTGTATACCGATTTATCAAACGCTGCCAATAGCTCTTCAGCCTTTAGCTTGCTAGCCTGTAGCTGTGCCTTGAGCGCCTTTGATTCTCGCTTGGCGTGGGTTAGTTTGTCGGCTAGGATTTGGGGTGATGTCATAAGCATATCCTTAGCGCCCCGAAGGGCGCACACTAGACTAAATTCTGACCGGCATTAAAACAAAATGCCCGTTAATAAGACTGGATTTCGTTTCGTTTATCTGTATCTCAACACTGGGCAGTCCGCTTGCCAATACTGCATCGATCACATACTGATAATTAAACCCGGTCACTATTTCCTTGTCGCACTTTGCGTCGCATGCGTCCTCGGCGTTATCGTTTACAACTGAAAGCGCGTCAAGGGTAAAATCAAACCGGCCAATCTCTCGCCCTAGCTGCGCGGTTTTCAGTGCGGCGATAAGATCATCGGCATTTATTGTAGCTGTTGCGCCAAACTCTTTCTGCACAACTCTGCGCCAATCTGGGTACTTTCCAGACTGCAAGTTGGTGCTAAATCTTGCGCCCTTTCCATCAATAATCATCTGGTTATCAGATACAGAAACAACTCCGTCCATATCGGGCATCTGACGCACGCTATCAGCCGGTATTGTAATGTCCGGGCCATCATAGTCTATTTCCCAAAACGCCAGCCGGTGGCCGTCAGTCGCCACTGCAAAGCCTTCTGTTAAATGGATGCCGTTCAACATTGGCCTAACGTCTTTCTGCGGCATTGCGTGCTCAACAATGGCGATGGCTCCCGCCAGATGGCTAGAATGCAGCGTGGTCTCTTTGGCCTCTTCGTAATCAGGCTGTGGAAAGTTGTCAAAAGGCATAGACTCAAGTTTTATTTTGCTCCGCCCTTGCGTTACCTGGCCTTCCGTTATTTCAATCGGCCCGGATTTCATTCCGGTGATCGCTCGCGCCAGCTTTTGAGCCTCAATAGTACACTTGCCAGGATCTCCGGTAGCCGGAACTGATTCTGAATACGTGCGCACGCCGTCGTTGGCGGTGATCGTTAGCAGTTCGCCGTCAAAGTCTAATGCGACGTGTGTGAATATGGGCATGGTGCTTTTTTGTGGCGCGACTTTTGCCGCACGCTTCATGGTTGCGCTGATGTCTGATTTTTCGATTATGATTTTCATGGTAGTCCTTAAAATAGGTTGTATTGTGATTCTTTGGCCGCTTCAAGATTGCGCAGTGCCAGCTTGAAATAGGATTCTTTCAGCTCTGCGCCAATGAACTTGCGCCCTGCTTTTAGAGACATATAGCCCTCGCTACCAATACCCATGAACGGGCTCCATACAATCTCGCCAGGGTTGCTCCAAAGCTGCAAGCACCTCTGAATAACATCAAGCTGTAGCGGGCAGATATGGCGCTCGTCGTCGCTGTCTCGGCCCTCGCGGAAGTTCAGCGTGTCTGTTTGATTGATATCAGACCAAACCGGGCTGGCGTACCTCTGCCATACGTCAACGCTAGTATTGTGGCTGTCATCCTGAACCGTCCATCCCTCGCGATCATCGTCCCACACGTGCCGCTTAAAGCCCGGCGCGGGATCGGTGCCAACGTAATATGTAAACGCACCGCTAACCGGCTCATCATTAGCGCCCGGCTTGCGCATCATCACCATGCTGTCAGGAATGCCCATGCGGCTCATGGCGCTGTCTTTCTTGATGGTCTTATGTAGCAGCCCTAGAGCCTTTGTGCGCTGCATGGCCACTACGGGATCTTTCCAGATAACGACTTCGGAATGGTAGATAAAACCTGCGTTCTGGTACTCACGGATGATCTCGCCGCGAAAGTCACGGATGCCGATAAAGCCATCGTTCTGCTTGCTGGTTGGCAAGTTCATGCAGTGAATAGCAACGATGCGCCCTGGCTTCATTACTCGGAATTGCTCGCGAATCAGGTATAGATACTGCTGCCAAAACTCGCCGCTGTCTTTGCTGTTGCCCATGTCCCTGTCGCTGTTGCTGTAAGTGTACAGCGACTCAAACGGTGGGCTGAATATTGAGAAGTGTACCGAGTCATCCGGTAAACCTGCGGCCATTTCTACGGTATCCGCGTGGTAGACTGCGTAGTTTTCGTTCATTACCTGATCTATTACATTAGCCATTCTGGATTCTCCATTTTTATGTTTGCTTCGTATTCTGTTTTTTCAGTAGCAGCGCTGAATATCTCTTTGTCCATCATGGTCTTCATATGACTAACCATTGATGCGCCTAGCTCCTGGTTGTTTTTGTCTTTCTTCTTGATGTTCTCAATAACTGCGCCTTCTGTGTCTGCGCTTACGACGTGGACGTGAACTTCATTCAATTGACCAAACCGCCAGCATCGGCGTATAGCCTGGTAATACGACTCCCACGAATCGGAAAGGCCCACGAAAATCATCTGGTGACAGTTTTGTAGATTCAAACCAAACCCGGCAATTTTTGGCTTAGAAACCAGAATTGGGAATTCGCTTCTAGCAAAACCAACGAGCGAATCAGCTTTATGCTCCGGCTTATCGCTGCCTTTAACCTCAATCGCACCATCAATGGACTTCTTGAGTCGATCTGATTCGTCGTTCAAGTTGCACCAGATAAGAACCTGGCCTTCCATGCTGTTTGCCAGTTCAGCCGCTACGGCTACGCGGGCATCTACTGACTCTTTGCGGGCCTTGTTGCGGTCCTGCAAACCCTGAGCCGGCTCAACAAACAACGCATCCTCTGGCGTAGTCTCGACAACGTGTGAGTGGTAGTGAAGTTTCGGCAGCACATGGCGCGATCCGTCAAATCCAAGATCAGTCGGGCTTCTGATAACCGCTGCCCACGTTGCCATCCATTCAAAGAAACGGCTCTGGCCGTGGCCTTTTAGCCGCCACTTTGAAACGTCCCCGCCGTCGTGGATAAAAAACATGGCCAGCATTTCAATCTGCGACATGATGCCCAAAAATTCAGCCTGCGTGCCAAGCTCCATGAAATCGTTGGGGCTGGGCGTTGCAGTGCAACTGAGCCGGTATTTAATAGACATCCCGAAGTCTGTAATTTCTTGCCGACGCTTGCCTTGCATTCCTTTTAAAATGCTGGACTCGTCTATGACAATTCCCTGAAACACGTCAGGATCGAATTTGTGAATCTGCTCGTAGTTGGTAATAACAATGTTTGGGCCAAAAAACGCCGCGCCGGGATTGGCTTTCTCAACGTGTATGCCGTATTTCTTGCCTTCGTCGATCGTCTGCAATGAAACCGCCAGTGGCGCAAGGATGATAACCGGCCCTCCGGTATGCTTAGCCACCTGGTCAGCCCACGCCAACTGCATAATGGTTTTTCCTAGCCCGGTATCTGCAAACAATGCCGCCTTGCCGCGCTTGCATGCCCATCTAACCAATGGCTCTTGATAGTCAAAAAGCGGGTATGGCAGCACTTCGGGGCAAGAAAAACCGGCGTCTACATGCCGGAATGACTTTTGCTCAATGAATGACTGGTAATCGCTCACACGCCACCCTCCAATTCAATAGCCCGCTGCAAACTTACAATAGCCTCTTGCCTGTCCTGAATACCGTCCTTAGCTCCACGCTGGCCAGGGCAAAGCATTTTCTTGATAGCGTGTGCGTCTGCGGGGTTGGTAACGCTGTAGGCTGTCAGGATGTCGTACACGTCAACCCACTGGCCTTTGATCTGCACATGGTACTTGCTTGCGGGTGATTCGTAATGCTCACCTGTGCCGCCGTTATGTCCAATGGCATGCATGCGCTTCTCTGCGGCTTGCCAGGCTTCGTCTTCTTCTGGGCTGCTGAACGGATCTTCTAGCTCATCGCGGGCGGCTTTGGCAGCTTTGTCGTCTGGGTGCCTCATATCTTCCATCTCTTCGCGTATGCTCATCTCACTTCTCCTTTTCGTTATTCGTGCGTTAACAATAAACCAGCGGTGCGTTATTGTAAACCCTTGGGGCGTAGTTTATGCAAACGAAGCGCTTCGGCTTCTACTAGCGCCCTGACACTTTCCGGCTCTGCGTCCAGCTTGGCCCGCCTTGCTCCCCTGGTAGGCTCTGCCAGCACTGCGCAGGCGCGGTAGTAGATGGGCAAGCGTATGGCGGACTGCAAGGCTTTGGGCAAAAAGTTATAGTCTGCCGTGCCAGCAAGAACATTTTCTATTTGTTGTTGCGAGATAACCATACCTCAACTCCGTCCCTGGCTGACTCCCATCCTTTTCCAACAATCACGGTGTCTCCTATCTCTTCCAAGTATTTTATCCAGTCTTTTTGGCTTGGCGACAACGACCCTCCTTTTTTCCTTTTCATTTCTATCCACAGCTTCCACTCTGGAACGTAAAGATCTGGAACCCCACTGCTGGCTCCTTCTATTTTTAACTTTTGAGCAGTTGCTTTGTGCCTAAATCCGCCATTCGGTATTGAAAAAATTCTAACACTTGGGTATTTACTTCTAAAAAAAGACACAAAAGTAACTTGCTCAAGATGCTCAGTTGGCAATGATTTCATTTTTGTACTCCCAGCCTAGGCCGTATGCATTGCCACCATTTCTTGCTGCGTCTGATATTCTCTGATGGTTAGCAGATCCTCTCCAAGATATAACCCACTCTCTCGCTTTTTTAACAGACAAAAAACGCATCCCATTGCTGCATACTGTTTTTTTACTGGGTGAAGTTGTCGGACGGAACTTTGGAACTGACGAGGTTTCGTAGCTCCACGTTACCCCGTATGCGTTATTCCTTCCCCCTGTTGCGCACATGGATATGTTTCCCTGAGATGCTTTAATGCCAAGTCTTTTTGAAACTGCTTTCGATGCGCTTGCGGTGCTCTCAAAAATTTCTCCGGAAGAGTTTATAACAGGCTTCATTTTTTTAGATATAACAAAGTCTACCGACCGCCTAGGCTGCTTCTTCCCTATCTTTGCGGTTGCGCTTTTCCTTGCATGATCTGGCATCTGCATTTTCCCTAGCTTCGCCTTTCTAAGCTTTTCCTTATGTTCTTTACTTAAACTTATCCCAGACAGGCCGCCATTACCCCCCGCCGCTATATTGCAAATAGAAGCGCCATCAGTTCTCATTTTCAGTATTGTATCGGTCTCTAAAAGATAGGAATCATCCTCAGATAGCCCCTCTGCTATTCTTATTATTTCATAATCATGCTTGGCAACAATATTCCGCCAGTGCGCGCTTCTCCCACTTCTGCTTTTATCTCTACCCTCTTTCCCTTTCCCAACATAAAAAACATCTCCGTTTGTTTTCTTCACGTGCAGGTAAACGTAAAAAATATTACCCACTTGGCTCCTCGTCCGGTGCGTTGTTGTACCCGAAAACCCTGTAGAACTTGCTTCCTTTTTCTCTTGCGTAGGTAATTGTCTCAATTTCATCACCTTTATGAATGTTTTTAAAAAAAGTTTCGGCGTCAGGAGCGATGTGGCCTCTGTAGAAAACACTGTTTAACAATATCCAGTCTTTTATGGCCGCCGGGTGTTTTGATGAAGGAGTAAGCCAAACAGAAAAACTCCTATACTCTGTCGATATATCGCACACCAGAACCTCTTTCCCTGAATTGCTTACTCCAACTCTAGCCTTCCAAGATAAAACCTTATCCGTGCTTACAGAATATGGATCTTTCTTAATACGTGTGTATTCTAGCATAAGACGGGCATTCGGGTCTACAATTTCACATTTGCACGATGAGCAGAACCTTGCCGCAATATCGTTTGGCTCGTCACACTCAGGGCATTCCTTGCACGTCCATCGGTAATCACAGCGCTCGTACACACCGCGCTC